CGGAGGTGGTAATGAGAGAGAGTGAATTTGAGTCTCAACTTCAGGAGTATCTATCTAAGGTGTGGAATAGCACTGACCTAGGGTATGAAGCAGATCAAGAGTTTGAGGAGAAACGAGAAGAGAAGTCAGATCCTTGGGTAGCTTTCAGGGAAGCAGAGCAGTATAGCAGATTCGTTATGAATGAGTTACGTAGACCAGAGAGTATGTCTGAAGGTTTATTTAAAGGGTCTGACATGGTTAACAGTCCTCCTTATTATACTCTACTTGGTGATCCTGATGGGGTTTACAATAGTCGCCATGAGATTATGTCTAGGCATCCAGAAGTTAGTCACAGTAACATGGATGATTGGAATAGGGCTACAGAGTATCTTCTACGTATGTGGGGTAAGAATGGATTACAGGATGCTAAGAAAGCTAAGTGGTATTTAGAGAAACTAATAGATAGATTAGATGAGGAGTTTGAGAATGAGTGAACAATATTACGAGAAGTTGTACAAGGTTGAAGGTGAGTATGGTAAGGTATTTAGATATGTCTCTACGAACAAAGAGGATAGTATCTTTAAAGACTTTCCTAAAGATGATAAGCGGTATTGGATTGAAGACACACCTACGGTAGTTAGGGATCTATGATTACCAAGTGGGGTGATTGGGTAGAGATAGAGGATAAGGCAGTTGAGGAGTGTGCTGAGCTAATCCATATCTTACAGAAGATAAAGAGGTTTGGGATAGATAACACCCATCCTCATACAGGAGTGAAGAGCAGAGACACGCTCTTTACTGAAATAGCAGATGTTGAAGAATGTTTAAACTTATTAAGGATAAAGTATGACTACAAGATATAATCCAAATGCAGGAACAGGGCGTTGGTATGAAGATGATGAAGTAGAGTATGAGGTAGTTGAACAGGAAATTAACTGGTGGCCAGCAAGATTCATAATAATTGGCTCTCTAGTTACAGCTATATTCATGTCAATCTAAATAGAAGCATTCTAAGGGGTCTATACGGGGTTTTACCTACTTTCCCACCCCATCGTATTCCCCTTAGATTTTAGCTGTCTTCCTGCCCTTCTCCGAGGGCTATTTGTTGTGTTCCCGTAAAAAATTTGACATACTTTGTAACTGTTGGTTCAAAGGAGCTATCATTCCCCTAATATCATCCCGTAAATCGTGAAACCTCTGATCTAACTCTTGTCGAGATACATATGTACTTGCATCTTCGACTCGATGATCATGAAGCCCGTTAGTTACCTCCTTTATATCTGTAGTATTCTGGTCTACCTTTTCATACAACCTCTTTATATAAAATCCAAAAATAGAACATACAATACCTACGATGTATATTACCCATCTATCTGCTAATATTTCCATTACTAATACCTGACAATAACAAGTCAGCCTCCTTTTCCCTTCTGTTAGTTAATCCACGTATTTCCTTAAGTTGCTTCGTGTTAGGATCACGTGCCTTGTTGTGACGTTTCATGATAGCAGCAGCTTCCTCTAAATTGCCCTCATTGATAGCAGCAATAATTGATTTACCTGTGGTATCCCAAATACCACTTCCTAAATTAAACTCAAAAGAAGATAGTGCCTGCTCTTGTTGTGGCGACAGTTTTACTTCAACCTTGGTCTTAAATTTAGAATGTTCTTGTATTTGTTTTTTAACTTCCTGATTTGCTTCCTCCCTAGTGATCACATCACCCAGTTCAACGGGTCTTCCATTAATACGAGTAAACCCATAACCTATCGTGGGAATACCAGCACTATCTAAATAGGCTTCCTCTCTGAATCCTTCCTCCTGCTTAATCAACTGCGTGACCTCATCATCATCTTTAGGAGCACTATTATCTATTGCGTTAGGATCTAACTTACCTCTCATAAACTCCACTGTCTCTGGTTTACTCATACCAAAGTGTGTAGCGAATGCGCCTGTTAGTTCGTTAATACGATTACCTACACCATTATTCAAACGGTTCTGGAACTCTCGTTGAGTGCTAGGATTGTTATGGTTAACCCTAAATGTCACACGTCCGTCAGGAGTGAAGTTAGTGGTAACCTGAGCACCAACATCTTCTGCTGCAGCAATAACTCTATCACGTTCTCTAGTAAGAACAATTTGATTTTGATCTAGTAAATCACCAATCTTATCCTTAGTACCTGATGTAGCATTGTTAAGAAACTTAGCAACCTCTGGCCCTTGGAATGCCTTTGTAAACTCTCGTAGTGTGTTGACCCGAGTCAACGCATCTATGTTTGTATCAGGATCGATTAACATGTCAACTGCCTGAGTCATCACTCTCTCAAACTGATCAGGATCTACAAACTCTCCAGGTTGTTCCCCTTCTTTAGGTAATAAGGTTTTCATTGCTCCTTCTAACCCTACAGTCAGGTCACTCTGCTTAGGGTCGAAGTGATTCTCTTCAACCATTCTACGGAAAGAAGTACCATTCATATCAGCACTAAGAAGCTTAGTTATCTGATGAGTAGTATGTTTGTTAACTTCAGGACTGAACAACTGAATGGTCTGTGCATCCCTAGTAGCTAGGAGAGCAGTAGTCATTCTCATTAAGGGAACATTGATTTGTTCCCTCAAAGCTAAGTCCTGTTGTCCCGCTATCACTTGAACCTGATTAGTAATAAGGTTGGCCAAGTCTGCATGAGTTTCATTCGCCTCTACAAACTCTATCAGTGAATCTATAGAGCTGGAAATTTGTTGCCGATGAGGTGAAGCCTCAGTAGGACTAAACTTCATACCTGCAATTAAAGCATTACCCCTAGCCTTGTAGTCATTACCTAAAAGCTTCATCTGGGTTAAGCCATTCTTAATTTGAGTGGCGTTAGCACCTGGAGGGAATATATCTACAACCTGTTCAGAGAACTCTTGATATAATCCATGAGCAACCATAGGAGCCCTTTGTAGGGCTAGTTCCTTGTTAGCTTCCTTAGTGGCTTCATCCTGCTTAGCTAAGAACTCAGCTTCTTCAAGAGCCTTGCGATTGTCTGCAAGTTCCATCAACTGCCTGTTTAACTCAGGATGGTTGGGGTTTGTCAAGTCGACCTTTAGGCCATGCTTGAGAGCTTGGCTTACAATAAGCTTCTCAGTTTCTGCCTGTCTCTTAGCTTCTATCTCTGCAAACTTATCCTCGAAGTCCTGAACCTGACGTGCGCCAGATAGGTTTAAGGTTTGCTCTGCATGTTGGGTTAATTCCTGTGCTAATCCGGGGCGACGATTAATAGCCTCTCGTGTCGTTTTAAGGACACGCATCTCTAGCTCTTCCTTAGTCATTACCCCTTGAGCTTCAGCCGCTTTAAGGCGGCTTATAATGCTTGCATACTCAGGAGCTGTCTGCTCCATTGCAGGGAAGATGCCTTCACTTTTAATGAAAGCATCCTGCCGGGTTTGGAGATTAGACAAATCAATTGCTGCTTCTTGAAACAGATTTGCTTGTTCGGCTTGGAACTCTGGATCACGAGATTGCAGGAAAGCATCTATGTTAGCCTGCTGTTCCCGTTGTAATGCTGCCTTAGCAAAGCCCTCATCAGCATCCAATACTGTTTGACCTATCCCTGTGGTTAGGTCTGCAGCAGCAGATAAGCCTATGGCTTTGGCTTGACCTCTCATTCGTCCAGCATCACTAGCCACTCCCTGTCTACTGAAGGAAGCGGATTGTAAATTAGGATCGCTAAGGTTAGTAGCGTCAACCCCTGTTCTAGCAAAGCCGGGTGATCTTTTTACTGTATCTGGCATATTAATTCTCTATTGTAAAATTTAAAGCATCATTAATTTCTTGTAGAACCTGTCTATCATTCTCGTTTGATTCTGCACTGCGACGAACAATGTCCATGAACTTCTCTCTCTGGTCTGCACTAAGCTTCTCATAATGCTGGAAAACTTTGTGGTAAGTGCTTCCACGTAGGTCTGCTCTACCAGCCTGTGCTACCTGAGCCCTGTCAACTCCATCCTGAATAGCAATGATGTCTTGAGGGTTACTTGAGATAGCTGAAGCTAATACACTGATACGGCGTTGATTCTCTTCCCAATCAGGTGTACCGATTCTATCATCCAGCTTACGCATACTATCAACAATATCTTTAACAGCATCCCTAATGAACTCGTCTCTTAACACTTCGTTAAGAAGATAACCATCTTGCTCTTGGCGAGTGGTGAAGCCAAACATCTGAGCCCTTGCGTCAGCCATGCTAAGGTTAAGACCCATCAATTGACCACTCTTAGTCATCTTGTCACCTAGAGTTTCAATCATTCTGGCTTTAGCGTAGTTATTGTAACCACTAGACAGTTCTATAACTTCCTGAAAAGCTAGGGTAAGTGCTTCAGCAGTATCCCAAGGTTGTACCCTAAAGTGATTAGTAATATCACCAACAGCTTCATAAATACTACCAACTGCCTGCGTTGCTGGAAATCTAGGGTTAGGAGCACCACCTTCTTGAAATGCCATTCTCTTAACTTCAACAATCAAGTCAACAAAAGGAGCACTCTCAGGAATAGGAGTTAGACTCTTAGAAAACTGTATGTCACTACGCTTGCTAGGATCTTGCATCCAGATGTCTATCAATGTGTTAGTACCCATATCGATAAAACCACCCTTCATTTCAGCATAACTATCTTTAACTTCATTACTACCAAACTCATTAACTATCGCGCCAATACCTACTGCTGCAAGTGGCACACCATGAGTTCCATACAGAGCTAAACGAGCTGCTGTTATCTTAGCTCTCTCTTTAGGAGTGAGCGTCTTAGACATAAAGGTTTGCATAAAACCTTTGTGTTGTACAGGCATAAACTGGAATGGAATCCCGAATGCACCTTTCTGGTAAGGGAACGTACCAGCCCTACCAATCATAGAATGAGATATATCCCACGCCTGCTTGGTAATGGTAGCTAAGTTCTCTGGAGTATTCCAGTTCTTACCTGGGTTATCCTTCAACCATCTCTGTCTAGTGAACAGCCATGTACCAGTGATGTTAGCTAATTCAGCGGAAGAAAATCCCACCTTCTTAGTAAGATCAAAAGGCTTCTTAACTGCAAACGTCAGTGTGTTTGTAATTTGCTGTCTAGCACTAGGGTCTAGGTTAAACTTACCTTCGTGCATCATACCTAGCATTACTTGGTTCATGTCTATAGCTTGAGGTAAACCTGTCTCGTAGAAAGCCTCGAACACTTCATCAAACTCGTCAGCATTCATCCCTGACATTTTACGAGCACTTGCATATAGCAAGTCATTACCAACCTCAGGCATAATAGTGGATCTAGTAAACGAAGCCATTATGATTGCTGGTATATCAAGAGCACTCTGCTTCATGTACTCTGGCAATATAGCATTCAATTCCAACAACTGCTGTGGCTGTATTAACCATTGTCTAGCCGGGTTAGAGTGAATGAACAAAACCGTAGCCACTGTCTTAGGTAATCGAGTCAGCAGGTTACCGCTCTGTGCTTTCTCCCTTGCCTTAATAGCTAGGTTAGGCAAGTCCATCTTCTCAAACAAATCACCCATGTGATGCATACCACTAGACCACAAATCATCGCCGAGAGTGTTAAACTTCTGTAAATCAGCCCAATCTTGGAACACTCTTTGAGCTACCTTCAACTCTTTCAACTCCAAGTCAGACATAGCCCTCTCACCCTGAATCTGTGATGGGTGGGTAGGGAACTCACCATTACTCCACTTACCAAACTTCTTTAACCAACCTTTCTTGAACTCCTCATTGTAATCTTCATTAACCTGTACACGTATACCAGTTCTCTGTGTAGAAGCTAGAGCTTCTACTGGATCTTCAAGAGTAGACAAGTTGCCACCTAAAGTAGGAAGTCTCTCACCACGCTTCTTGCTGTTCCTAACTGTACGTGCTACGTGAACATAATCATCAACTGAGGCATTGCCTACATTTTCATCAGCTCTACGAACAGTGAAAACATCATTCTGAAACTTAGGTTCCAAAGCCAACTCTTTGGCAAGCTTCTTTGCTTCAGCGCGTGTCATGCCTGCGCCCACAGTCTTCTTGAACCTAGTCATTTCAGCAGCAGTAGCTGGCTTACCGTTTACACGACCACTTCTAGGAGCGGAGTCGATGTAGAAGTTCTCAATGTTCTTACGTGGAATCCAACCTTCAATCTTAGGCAGAGTTCTATCAGGCAATAAACCTGCTTGAACTTTACCTTCAATCATTACATAGTCGTACTTACCATCATCAACACTGATAGGACTACGAGCTAAATATACATCACGACCTTCTAGGTTGAGTGTTCCATCAGCATTGCGAGGAATTGCAACTGCTCTGTCTCTATCGTAAGACCATACTTCAGCAACATTGTCCAGATCCTTCTCATTGAACTTCTTAGTGCCTAAACCAAGCAATTGACCGTTCTCGTTGTACAGCCCTACGTGACCGGCTCTCTCAGCATTGTTCCTGTCTATACGATTAACCCAGTTATAGTTGTACTCTGCTAGTCTACGATAAGCTTCATAGCCGCTTAACAGCTTCTCAAACTTAGCATTAGACAGGTGAGCGTTAGAACTTCTTAACTGTCCTAGAGTCTTCCATTCCTGTGCTTCTTGTACATGGCGTAGCTCTGAGTTTAACTCCTTGTGAGGAATACCTATTGCAATGATCTCTTGTTCAATAGCTCTGATGAATTGTTTATCAATTTTATTAGCCTTAACTTCATTAAGGAAGTGGCCACCAGTACGAGTCAAGTCTGCAGTATCCATCATGGTTTGTGGTATAAGAAATCTACCAAACTGAGAACGTGCTACACCACTTACATCGATGCCTAAAAAGTTGCTTTGCATAGAATGTATGCCGAACATAAATGCATCGGCGTGGTTAAACAAGTGCTCCCATTCCTGCTCTACGAAAAACTGATTATCCTTCTGGATGATACGTGTAGGAAAGTTAGGCTTAGCTGCTATAACTTGCTCATAACCTTCTTTAGCTGCTTCCAAGGAGTTCCATCCATAGTCTCCTGACCTACCATACTGAGCCAAACCACGAGCTGAGTTCTTACCAAAAGAAACTGTACTGTTAGCTTGCTGATAGGTAACATTACTTATGCTACGCATAGCGTCTACAACAGCATCGATCTCTTCATTCATCTGGGTTACAGGTGAAATGTTAGGATCTGTAGCAGCTTCTCTAAAGTTCTTCTCAAACTGTTCATCAAGAGTCTTAAGGAGATTAGCAACATTAGGATGTTGCTCTTCAATAGCACTACCAATCTTAGGCAATACCCAATCACCCCAGACCTCAGCACGAGAAGCCCCTATGTTACTGGCTATTCCACCAGAAACATCTTCAATAACATCTAGACCCTTATTTGCAGCAGCCACAGGGTTAGAGATGGCGAGAGTACCAGCAGGACTATTAGCGTTGACACTTGGCTTGCTATGGCGAGCAAGAGTAGTAATCTCTCCACGCGCCTTATTCTTCGGAGTTTCTCGCACAACATCTTTTAGCAATCCATTACGTTGAGCGTTAACAATAGACTCAGGAGACATAGCTAAAGGTATGTTTTTAATCCCCTTATCTCGGAGTACAGCATAGCGGTGACGACCATCAATAAACTTGACAGTACCATCAGCCAATACCTCTACTTCACCAACTTCGATATGCTTGGTTTCACCAAAGAACTGTTCAAAGTCCTTGTACTTCTTTCTAGAACCACCAGCCCCACCTGCACCAACATAGTCAGTAGCCAGGTTAAATTTCTCATCAAATTTTACGCTGCTCACACGAGCAAGCTTAAAGCCTTTCTGCT